AAAATCTTGCGAGCGGCAACAGCGTCAGCGATAGATGCGAAAGGAGTCGTGCCAGCCGTTCCAGTGAACCCGTAAACTTTCTTATATTGCGAGAAAAGATAAGCGTTTACAGTGTTAGCTAAGCTAGCAGCAGCGGCTTCGAGTTGCATAGGAGCAATACCATTGATTGCGTTAGCAACTTCTTTTTCATTCAAAGTAAATGCGGCTTCTTTCCATTCGCTCAAAACGATGGATGCGGTCGTTGGAGCGACAGATCCGGGATCGTTAGCGTATGGGCCTGGCACAACGTCAGTTGTAGACACAGCAGAGGCTAAAGGGATTTGAATGGTGTCACCCTTTTGCTTTGCGTCAGCAGAGTAAGAAGAGTTGACTAATTGCGTCATCACACAGTTAGAACGCAAAACTTTCAAAGCTTGTGCGAATAACGTAGGGATAACTTTACTGATATCGTTTGACATGTTAAAGCTCCTATTGGTTGTTAATTTTTAGTTATTTTTTTGCTCGCACCGCTTGCAATAAAAAAGCGGCCCGAAAGCCGCCATGTTGGTTTTGTGGAGACCCCCCACGTCTTAAACGACTATTTTTTGCCCGGAAGCAATAGCGTCAATGTTTGCAGCGAAAGAAGATTTATCATCCCTTGCGATGCGATTGCCGCCGCTTTGCATACTCGCACCAGCTTTGGCAGCACCGCTGCCTTGACTCGCTTCGAATAAATGCGGGGCTTTATCTGACAGTGAGCCAACCCATTCTGTTATAGAAAGGGGCTCGCCGTCTTTTCCGTATGCGATTTGATCGCCAGACATTGGCACGACCTTATCGTTTTCAAATTTAAATACTTGATGGCCTCTTAAAATCAAGTCATCAACAGCAGTGGAGCGGACGCCGGATTTAGCAGCAACGGCTCGGATTTCATTGTCAATCAAAAGTTTGGATAGCTGCGAATCTCTTGCAGCAAGCTTTGATGATAGATCTTTCTCAATACGCTCTTTTTCAGATTTAAGAGGGGCTAAACGCTCATTAAATAATTCTTCGAACTTGTCAGCGTCTAAAAGCTTCTTTTCTTTAAGCTTTTGTGCTTGCGTTTTAAGTGCGTTGTATTCTTCTAAGTTAACACCGTTTAAAGTCGCTTGAGCTTCTTTTAGGTCTTTCATTAACTTAACATTAGTATCTCTAAACTCGTTAAGCTTAGATTTGTCAGCCATATCTTCAACATCTAAAACATAATGATCGCCACGGGCGACATAATGCGATTTTAAAGCTTCAGGTATATTATCAAGATTTGCTACTTTTCCAAGTAATGCCATTTTCTTAACCTCCGGTTAATTGATTGATCTCGGACCCCGAGACACGGTAATGCTAGGCACGTTAAAGAGTCGCAGACGGACTTTTAACTATTATGTTTTTAATATTGCATTTTATCGGTTGACTTGTCAAGCGTTTTAAAATAGATGGTTATTTAGCGGATGGCTTAGCGTCCATAGGTTTAGAGTTTTCTGTTTTAATTGCAGCTAAAGCCGTCGCCTTTTTAATCTCGTTATCATGTGCAGTATTAGCGGCTTCTTCTTGTATTCCTTTGAGCTCCGCAGCTTGCTCATCTATATCGAGCTCGGGAGGTAATACATCGCCATCTTGCAAGTTATGTAAAAACGCTTCAAGTGTTAAAACACCGGAGTTGTAAGCCGTTACCAGTGCCATGATTTCCGGTGCGGTAATACGCTCGCCAACAAAGTCACGGTTGATATCCAGGTCGATTTCATAATTTACGCCCATCCAGTCAGCCATGATTTGCAAAACTTTTTCTAATGCTTCTTCAATAGACGACACGACGCTTGACAGTAAAGAGGACTCGCCAGAGGTGCGAATACGTGCAGTTTCGGCAGCTTCAACGCCACCCTTAGAGCCAAACAAAGAGGCCCCTAAAATAGCCATTTGATGCTCTTTTTGCTCTAATCCTTTATCGAGCGAGGCCAACCCTTGCCCACTAAACTCGGCATAACCAACTTTGGCTTGTGGATCCGCCAGGACGATAGCAGCCCCGCCGCCTACTTTGACTTCTTCGCCTTGCATCATTCCACTAATATATAGCGTTGGCAATGCCGTAAAGTGGCGTCCATGCTCTAAGTCGGCAGAAGTGCGGTAGTGGCTTAAAACAACCTCGGCCAGGTCATAAAGAGGTGGTTTTTCTATAACTGGTGTCGATCCCGTTTTAGAAAGGAAAAAGAAAGGTATGTAATTAAAAGCCACGCCTCTAATGTTAGGTGTCGTTTGCTCATAAATAAAATAGTCATCCCGACTTATACCCTCCGATTTGCGATAAACCGTCACTGTATAAATACCATCTTCAAGCGAGAGTAAGCGATATTGCACTACTTCCCTAACTTTAAAACGATCCTGCGGGTCTTGCTCGTATACTTTTTCTTCAATCACAATTGAGCCATCACCAAACCAATTTATAATTTGTTCCGATTTGTAGTAAGTCGTAAAAGGTCTATTTAAATGGTTGTCAAAATCAGCTAAGACACCGACACGCCCCGTTATGATTACTTCGGACGCTAACACTTTAATATATTCGCCTAAGCTTATACCTGTAGCCGTCACATCTTCGCATAGCTCTTTAAATACTTCGGGAGCGTCTAAACGTGCGGGTTTACGTGCAATAGATCCAATAAAGCCCTCAATCGTTCGAGCGTAAGCACCATAGAACATCGCACGCTTTTTATAGCCGTCATATTCGTGACGATCTTGCCCGCTAGGCTTCGGTAAATAATCCGTTCCGGCGTCTTTTACAGCGTCAGAGCCCTCGAACACGTCCCTACATTTTTTCCACTGGGCAAGGCGAGAAGAATAAATAGGGTGCTTAGAATTGACTGGCATGTTTGCCCCTTTTTTAGTTATTGTTAAAATCCGTTAATTTTGACCGTTCTAATTGTATTTTTAGCAGTTATAAGAGGCTGAAGAGAATACCTAAGAGCGTCACATAAATGATTGTTTCGATCAACAATAATAGGTAAAACGTCGCCGCTTTGCTTGTCAATCTTGTATGAGTAAAGTTTAAATTCCTCGATCATGTGTTTACAACGGGGATGAACGATTATTTTTTCTAAACCTCGTAAATAACTTATTCCATCCTCAACACTACCCGGCCATTTTTTGCAAGGCTCAACATTGGGTAACCCATGATTGCGGCAGTGCGAGATAATCTCGGGCCTTGCACAATCCGCACGAATAGGCCACCGATCAGCACCAGGAACGCTTTTTATAAAGGCCGGTGTGTCAACTACTTCTATTCCTGCACCATAAGCTTCTTGATCTATGTAAAGCACGTTGCCTTGTAGATAGCACCTAACGATAGCGGTTGGGTCGGTAGAAAATCCCCAGTCGGCACCATAATAGAACCGATCTAAATTTGCAGGAGGCTCGAACTCTTGTATTGAATACTTGCCGCCGAATATCTGGGCGTCAGTAACACCCCTTGGATTGCCTAGCCATATCCAGTCGTAAGCGTCGGGATCGTTAGCCCTACAGTCTTCCATAAGATTTTTAAGCTCACTTGGAAAAAACGGGTTACTGTTAAAATTTACTTTCGCAACAATTGACGATGGGCGAGGCCTAACAACATAGTCATACATTGCATCGTCAATCGAGTTCGGATTAAACGTAAACCAAAGTTCTGACCCTGCGGCTCTAATCGTTGGCTCTAAGATTGCCAAACTTTCTTTTGATACACCTTGAGCTTCCTCGCACCAACAATAATCTATCTTTTCCATAGATTTAATTTCTTGTGAGTTAATCCGCAAGCCTTTAAAAATAAACTCGGCGCCTACTTTCGATTTAATCGAATGATCCCTAATGATGAACTGGTTTTGTAAACCAAGCGCCCAAATTTGATCGACTAAAAGCTTGTGAACAGAGTCACCAATAGACGCTTGATATTCACGAGTGCATAAAATCCGCACGGGACGTTGCGCCGCAATCAATATAAGCATGATTGCAAAGGCCCAAGATTTACCAGAGCCTCGGCCACCGTAAGCTATCTTATAGCGGGACGGTTTAAAAAATTGTTGAAAGATCTTTGGTAAATTTACAGACTTACTCAGAGCTTTCGGCGCCTGGTGCGTCTGTAAAATTGACATTGATAATCGGCGGTGCTGCGTTTAGAGCTTCGCCCCCTTTTCCTGTGAGTTCGTTGCTATTCGTTGATAAGCCCATAGCAAGGCGTCCAACTTTTTGAGCCTTTTCTTGTGCGTTGATTAGTTCTAAAAGCTTTCTTGAATCTAGTTGATTAGACTCTTTAAGCCTTGCCATTTCCTCTAATGCTTCGCCTCTAATAATCTGTGCGAACTGGTAATCTGCATAGTTAAATGCGTCAATATCCATTACCTTTTGAGCTACTAGTTTTTTGTTAATAGCTTCTTCGGCTCTTTGTGCTATCTTTTGACGATCATTTATCCAACCGTCTTTTGTAGATCTCTTTTTGCATGCAGTGGCGGACACTCCGAACTTTTTAGCAAGTTGATTAAGCGTGAGCTTAGG